GGCTGACGCGATCTCCACCACTTCGGAGACGTCAAAGTTGACAAGGTAGGTAACCAACTAGGTAGAAATTATCAGAATGGCTTACGCCACGACCGTAATGATCTATGCTAGGAAAGTACAATACGCAAATGTATGACATGGGAATACCCAGGCCACCATACCTGGTGAAACTCCCTTAGTAGCTCTGCATTTAAACGACTGTCCAAGTACTAGTATCGTGATTTACGGTACGAGTGTGCACCTGAATGACAATTTCAAACCCGGGCCTCCGTCTAGCTATAATCGACTCCTTATGGAACTCATTGTATCTAGAGAGGTTGACTGCGATTAAGTATTTCCAGTCCGGCGAAAGCCGAACAACTGAAATCTTAATGGCCTTACATATCAAGACACGAAAGTGTGCAGGAAGATGTTATTACTATTGAGTAAGTTACATCCCCTGTAGTGACTCTGTGAAGGACGTGCCCCTAGTAAGGGCGGGTTATACCCAATCTGACGAACAGTAAGCTACAGAGGAGTACACCGAAAAGTTACGGTGATACTTCGACTGCGCTGTACTATCTGCCAGGTCGTTATACCGGAAACTGGGATTACCCAATTCCAGAAAACAACAAGGTACCTGGACGATTCCTAACCTAACTGGATGGTCGGTCCCCTAAAAGATTATAGGGGGGCCAACGGCCAATTGAAAGTTAGTATGGAATCCAGAGTAACCAGTCCAACTAATACACTGTAACAGCTAAAATGAAAAATCAATTTAACTTATTACAGGCTATTAGATCTCGATACGTAAACGTTATTAAGATGATACCGCTCTCGGTGAAAATCCGGGATAGATTATTCGAACCCTTGACGTTAGTAAATATACTAACTCAAGGTCGAGTAACTAAGTTAGCTTGGAGAATAAAACTTACAGGTCTTTTCTTTGACTTTGTACTCAAGTATGCTAGCGCCCACGGATCCAAATCAACAGTAAAATGGTTGAAAGGATCAGCGGTTGCTATACAGAAAGAGTTGGGTCAAGATAGACTTGTCTCCCTTCTTGCACTAGGGACTGCGTTGCCATTCTCTAGAACTACTGGAGGCCTTCCCCGATTAATTCCGGCTCGATGCCGTGCGTTAATTAGGAAAGGTGATGTCAGGGAAATAAGATTCTGGTTAAGTTTATTTAACTTATACCGGATTCTTAAAGTACCTGGAGAGTTAAAACTCTCTACCATCACTTCAGAGTTCACAGGGAATGAGGCTTATTTAGAGTCTTTAATTAAATTGTTGTCTGAGAGCTTTGCTCTTAGATTCGATTTGATTAAAGGATTCGAAAGAATCAAACAAATGGAATTATCTCCTAAAAGCTTTATACTTTCTCGGGCGGCTTCGCCGTCCTCGAAAGTTTCTGCTTTGGGGATATTATCAGATGTTTATCTCTTAAATAAGTATCAACCAGACCTATGGCAAGAATTGCTATACTACCTTTACGCTGTTAAGCCAAAAGTGACTCCTTTCGTCAAAAATCTTCAGACAGCCTATGAATTAATCAATAGGGTGTTAGAATATGATGGGAAAGAGTTGATCGGTGTCAAAACCGGTCATAAGTATCAGCAGTGGGATCATCTTCAATTGAAGACCGGTCTTCGGGCCCATGGGTTCGACGGTGAAGAGGGAGAAGGTTTAAGTCAGTTTGCCTTGAAAGAGGAAGCAGCCGGAAAAATCCGACTGTTTGCTCTGATGGACTCAGTGACTCAATCCTGTCTCGCTCCTCTCCATGATTGGTTATTTGCTCTTTTACGAGCAATGCCCAATGATGGAACGTTTAACCAAGAGGCCTCGATAGAGCGTTCTCAAACGAAGGCGATCGCCGCTAACTGTGCTTACAGTTTTGATTTAACTGCTGCTACGGATAGAATCCCCGCAAAACTAACTGCTGCTATTATCCAGACCATTACTGGTAAGGAAATTGCAGAGAGTTGGTTAGCGGTGATGACCCAGAGAAATTTCTGGTTTAACGGCCAAGTTGCCGAAAAACTGAAAATCTCTCCGGGTCCCTATCGGTATGCAGTAGGACAGCCAATGGGAGGTTTATCCTCGTGGGCCGGGTTAGCTATAACCCACCACTGGATTGTTCAGATTGCGGCATATCGTGTAACGGGCAACAACTCTTGGAATACTCAATATGAGATTCTAGGAGATGATTTGGTGATATTCGATCGCTTAATTGCGGACGAGTATCTCCGAATCATGACTGAACTAGGATGTGAGATTAACTTATTTAAAAGTATAGTCTCGCATTCTAGACCAGTCTTCGAGTTCGCCAAACGTACATGCTGGGGTTTAAACATTGTCTCAGGTGTATCCTTGGCACAGTTGCGTGCAGGCTGGAGAGTTGCAGGTCGAGTTGCGAATGTTCTTTCATTTGCAAGATCCGGTCTGATAACTTCTACTAGTTTGTTAGCAACAACCTTGTCAAGATATACCTTTAACAACGGTAGATCTGCAAGTGCAATGGTTTTTAGTAAAACTAAAAACGTTG